GTTAAATGTTGTCATTTATTCTCTCCTTTATTAAGCGCCGACTTCTTCGAAAGAAATTCCGGTGCGAGTTGCAATAAAGTTGAGCTGTATGAAGTTAATCGCACGAGCTGGCTTGATAAAGATATCAGCAACAAAATTGTTGGTATCTATAACTTGGGCTGTGTTATTTGACTCATCGCAAACTACTTTAAAGTCCGTAATACCTCGGCGACCTTGAACGTCACGTAGGAACGGTTCGACTAGATTGCGGAACTGTGCACGTGTGAACGGGTCGTTGAACTCAAACAACTGGAACTTGGCGGCTGTAGCGATTGCTTTCTCAAGCACAATAAACAATCTACGAACGTTAATACGGTCGAAGGCTGAAGGCTTGGCTAACAATGTTTTGTCACCGAATAATACTGTACCGTTACCAGGGAATGTAACAACGGGGTTAACACCCTTTTTGTACAATGTGTCACGATCAGTTTTGCTCGGTGAGTAAGCTAACTTAACAACGTTTTTAACTTGACCGCGGTTGAAACCAGCTGGTGAGAACCAAGGATCAGCAACGAAGTCTGTACGAACTGCAAGACCGGCTGTATCACCATTTAATGGGATATAGCGATATACATCGTTGTAGCGGTCGTATTGGTATTTGTAGCCAGAGTCTAGAACAGCGTAAGAGCTAGATGTTAGAGATTCACGGAATGCAACAACATCGGTAGCTTCATTACCTGCATTGTTAACTACATCGGCCAGTTCAGGAGAAGCAAAAACGATTACGTCTTTTCTTACTTCAGCCACGCTAGAGATAGCAAAGTTAACAACTGTAGAAGAGGCAGCACCTAATGGAAGTAACGAAATGTCATACAGTTCGTCGTTAGCAAACAAAGCCAAAGCACTTGTAATGTTACCATCTGTTGGACTATCTGCAGATACACCACCTGATAAAGATATTGTAACGTTAGATGTCAAGTTAGCAAATAGAGATGCGTTAGCTGCATTACCCCAGGCTGTACCTGTTGCAGAAACGTTAGCTGTGTGATCCATCCAGTAAACGTATTCTGATTGGTCATTTACTACATCTTTATAGTATGCTGAAGTCCCATCTGATCTCTTAGCGTTAGAGGCTTTAGATGCAAAAGCAAATTTCTCAACCACCGTGCCTGCTGTACCTGAGAACAATCCGTCTTCATCAATAACAGCAATGTGTAGTTCATCATGTGAACCACCCAATGCACTTACATAACCAGATGTGCTTGGAGCAGCATCAAAGTTAGCAGCATAAGACCATGTTGAAAAGGCATTACCGTCAGCCATTGACACTTTTAATGAATTACCCAATGTACCTGGATACTTAGCAGCCCACTCACCCACGGTACCTTCTCCAGCGGAGTAAGATGCTGTGTAATGATCTTCGTTTCTAATAATAACTGCCGTAGCAGCCGCGTTTGATTTTGCGTTTCTTGCGGTTGCTTGATTTACAACGCGGATTACTTGTAGGTTATTACCGTAAGACAAGAAGTTTGCTGCAGTAAAGAACGATTGGAAAGTATTGCTGTCAGGCTTTCCAAAAGTATTTACAAGAGCGTTTTCTGAATCTATAGTGGTAACAACACCAACTGGTCCCCATGCAAATGCGCCAGCAAAGCCGCCGGCTGTGGTAGCAACGGCTGGGACGACCGAGGTAAGGTCCTGCTCCGTTACCAGAACGCCTGGTGATAGCTGAAATGCCATATGTTTCTCCTTATAATGTTATTCCGTCATAACCAATTTTATACCAGTATATTTATAAATACTGAACTTTGACTATTACCAGTTACGTTCTTTTATAAAATCCGAGTAGTCTTTTTGATACTTGTCACTTATCCAAATATCTCCACCTATTACCTCTACATCTGGTTCAGTAGATAACCCGTTATCTATAAATCCAAATGGAGTTAATTCGTCTTCTATATTCTTCATCTGCGAACTATAGAGTGCTTGTCTATTGTTTGCATTCATTAGATCTTTAAACATAGGATCGTTTGTTGCCCATGCGAAAAGAACTAACGTCATCGTTAAGTCGTCGTTATAGCCTTCATCAGCTTGAAATACCCCATTGTGTTCAATGAATGTTGAAAATTCCGATATAATGTCTCTATCAAATACAAGTAGTTTATTTTCTTCTACCAAAGATTTTAAAGTCGCACACCCTATGCGCTTGACTTGTTTTGTTGTTCTTACACCTAGAATAGAACTTCTTCCAGAACTAGATAGAACTTGACCGTATCTGGCATCTGATCCGACCCAGATCATGTTTTCATACTCAAGATCATTATGAATAATATCGGCAACTTGTTGACCAATATCATTAATCTCAACCAATACATATGCACTGTTATAATCCTTAGATACCTTATGAATTACAGTAGGGTATAAAAGAGGACTAATCTTGTTGTTTCTATATTTAGCTACAACTTTATAGGGGTATTCTGTAGTATCGATAACTGTAAAGGCAGAGTAATCACCGCCAATACCTCTCGATGTATCTACAGTAGTAAAGTACACATGCCCAGTTACAGGGTATTCTAAAATATCTAACCCATCCTTTTCATGCATGAAAGGTATAGGTGACATCCTAGCAATTGTATCAGGAGCAATTAATGTATTAGATGAACCAAGGAATGCACATAACACTTCTTGATTAAATTTAAGTTCACCTAATACAGACTTTTGCTCATCAGCCCACTTCTGGTCTCTACCTGGAATTTTCCAATAAGGAATTTGTAATGCAACAAATCCATTACGACCTTCTTGAGCATCATTCCAATACTTCCAAAAATGATTATAACCTAGAGGTGTGGAAGTTAGCAACACCTTTGTGGTTTCTCCAGCCATAATAGTTGGATATGTAGATGTAAAGAACTCTTCAGCTACGTTGTTAGGAATAATAGCTGCCTCGTCAATGTACAACCAGTTAACTGATTTACCTCGAATACCAGAAGTAGAAGTTGCAGATGTAAATACCTTTGAACCATTCTCTAGTTCAACGTCACCTTTGTTCCAGGTCTTAATACCTTGCTGCATCCACAGAGGTAAGTTCTCGTACATAATTTGGTAACGAGATAATACTTCTCTAGCCGCAGTTGACTTGTTAGCTAGAATAGCAACAGTCTTATTAGAATTAAAAATAGTGTAATGGAGAATACAGGCAGCCGATGTAATAGTCTTACCCTGTTGACGGCCTTCCATTAGAATAACTTTTCTGTTATTCATAATGACATCTACTTTTTCTCTCTGGCAGTCATATAAACTGAATAGAATCAAACCTCTATCTAATGAGACTATGTAGCAATAGTTTTCAATAAAGTATATTGGGTCTTCTTTGCACTTCATTAACTCCTTTACCTGCTCGGAGGTAAACTGCATCTCAAAGCCGGCAGGCTTGAGTAAGTCATTACCATTATAACTATTATTTTCCATTAATCATCTTCATAAGATCAGATGTAGAACCGGCAAATACAATATTATTCTGCTGTTTAATATTTTCGTTTTTACCGCTTGCTTTATCAATGTCTTTTTTAGTTTTATGAAGCCCAATAAGTTCTTTTGTTATAGCAGTTTGAGCAGATATTAACTGCCCTGCAACTTCAAATGCTCTTGGGTTCTCTGAGTTCTTAGCAATATGAACTAGCTCAGTCATTACGTCTTCGTTCTTGTTAATTAATCCACGAAGAGTATTGCGGGCTAATTGAAAATCATCTTCCTGATCTAACTCAGAAGGATTATACTCAACCGGCATACTGGTTGGAATAGTTAAATCAACCGATGTATCTACATTAAATACATCGTTAATTTTATTAAGAGATTTCATCAAAAGTCCTCAAACGTATCTATAATACTAATTGTATCACCGGGAACGGCGGTACCTGGGTCGACTGTTGCGGAGTATGAGGATTGTTTATTTGTAAGAGCAGGATCTGAGAATGTATTAACGTTTGTAGTTCTAATAATGCCCTGTCTGTTAATTGGGCCGTAGAAGTTAAGTTTCATTGTGAAGTTAAGAGTCCAGATAATAGCTCTTCTTTGAGTAAAGTCACCCTCATACTCATCTTCATAGCTAATATTATCTAAAATAACAGGTAAGTCGTTCTTAATACCCATTGCAGGAATTGCATTAAGAGTTAAGTTATAATCTGGATTAAAGTAAGGTAAGATCTGTTCAATGATCTGTAGCCCATCATCTTGGTTCTTTGTATATACATACAAAGTCATAGCAATATTATAGGGTGTAGGGGCGTATTGAGAATTCAAAGAAGTTGTTGATGAACCATTTAGTGCTCTATTCTGCTGTACCAGACTTACTCTTCTTGCTGGATCATAAGTCAAACTAATCATCTCAAAGCCAAGCCTTGGTAAGAAGGTCTGAAAGCTCTGTTCGAACGATTGAGGTTGAGCGGCAATTCTAGCTAAAAACTTTGACTTAGGTGAGTATGATAAAGGTACTCGGAGGGTCTGGGTAATATTCCCACTAGAATCTAATCTATCTATATGGATGTTATTAAACATATTACCAAAAGCCACAATTGACTTTCGTACTGTACCGTGATAGAATTTATTATTAAACATTTATTTCTCCGAATGGATTTCTTTCGGAGAAATCTAATACTGATATCTCACCTTTAAAGTCTTCATTATCAACGTTAGGTAATATGGTACCTAGGTTATAAGATTGAAGGATAATACCAGCCGGGCTATACTCTTCTAGTAACGCTCTATCGCCAGTCTGAAGCATTAAATTAAATTCGTTAATGTCTAATGAATCACCGTCTGCAATACTATCGATTTCAGATATACCGGTATCAAATCTCTCAGAAGAGTACTGCATTAACTCACATTGGAGTTTATAGACGTAAAGTTTTCCAACCTGGAAGAAGGGGTCAGTTGATTCAACAAACTTAATTTCAAAGAAAGCTTTTGTCAATGGAAAGTAAATTATATCACCTTCAGCCGGCCGGGTCGTTAGCACTGCATCACCAGACCTTGCAATCACCTCATCCCATCTTCTTCTAGATACAATAAAGGTTGCTGTATCTCTAATCTCCACACCAAACTTAGACATTAAGTCTCCGTCACCTTCAAACCCGGTAACGTTCTGCATATACATTTCTAAAGGGTATGCCGATGAGTACTTATTAAGTACATCTTCACCCAAAATATCATCTTCATTAACAGAAGCTCTAGGGATATAATACGTATCCAAGCCGTAGATCTTCAGGCACTCTATTATAATGTCTTCCATGAGCAATTGCTCTGAAGATCTGCCACCAGGTATACCAGATTGGAAATAAAAATTGGTTGCCATTATTCGGTATATCCACGTGGATTAGTTATTGCCTTAATGGTATAATCCATATGTGGGCTGATGAGATAAGCTATAAACATTTCAACCTGTAAAAAAGTCCACAGGGAGTTCATAAGTTGATTTAACTTCTGCTCTTAACTCTGTAATTTCATCCATCGCTTCATCAAAGATCTTTTGACCATTCATCGTTACCCCACCTGGTAATTGAACGCCTTCAAACTTCTTAAGATTAACACCCCATTGACGTTTAATTAAAGCAGTAGTATACCTCTTTAAGAATCCGTCATTGTATACATCGGTATAGGTATCAGGGTCAAGAGAACGATATGCTTCAATGATAATATAATCGCCTATAGCAAGATCACCCCCATCACCCCATGTCAGATCAATATACAACCTGTTCATATGACGATTGAACCTAACAGGTTTTTGTCCTGTCATTAGGTCGTTAATCAAGTTAATATGCATCTTTAACATCGTAAAATACTGAATGTCAGTATTTGTTAAAGATTGAATGTTGTTAAGCAACAGCTGGTACTTAGCATCAAAGAAGCTAATACTGTTTGATCTACTCGATAGAGGTAACGTTCTTACAACACTTAGTACCGAGTCGTTAAGAGTAACGTATTTGTTATCAAAGTTACCGAGTGTCATAGACGATACTACTGCAGATGTACCAGAGCTAGCACCTGTTATCGTTTCGCCAACTGTAAATGTTTCAGCGGTATTCTTTACATATACTTTGTTAGCAGCAAACGCGGCATGAACAAAGGTTGTAGCTCCAGAAGATGACCCGGTAATCTTTTCGCCAATAGAAAAATTAGCGGCATTAACGCCAACAATTTGTAAAGTGGATGCGGTGATTTGTTCTTTAAGATAAACAGCCTCAACAGCATCATAATGGAAGTCTCTGTAGAACTGAATAGCCTCATCAACACGGTCTTCAAGTTGATCGTCGTCAACGTTGATTTCAATAACTGGGTGGCCTAGTGATCGGAGGCAATAATCTATGAGGTTTTGTCTAGATGAAGGTGAAGACATTGTATCTTTCCTAATTTATATGGTATATTTATAAGGAAAGGGCCCTAAGGCCCTTGTAGATTATTCTTTAATATAACTTAAGCTACATTAGAGGATATGATCGCTGTAGATGTTTCTCGGTCTGCTTTTAAATATCCTGTGCATGTAATATTGTAATCATTACCATTCTTATCTTTTTCACTCTTTACTGGTACTGTAATATCTAGGTTTTTAAAAAGATATTCCTTTTCACCTTCAAATACACGCCAGACATGATCCATAGTACCTCGTCCGGTCTGACCTCTGGATTTATTAAACCTTATATGATAGGTGTTCATATTACTTCAGCAGCAGGAGCAGTTGTATTAATATTTGGATCAGGTATAACAGTTAGATTAAAATGAACAAACTTAATAGGTATATCCGCCGCATGACGGGTAAACGAATGCATTAACCAGGAGTTTGCAAAAATCATCATACCAGGTTTAGGAGTAAAATTAATCATCTTACTAGCAGAGGTTACCATGGTAACGTTTTGCTCAGGTAAGTCAATTTGAACCTTAGCTGCCCGGGGATCATGAAATACTACATTTGAACCGTTTTCTGGAGTCTCAAGAAAATAGAATCCTATAATTTGAGATCCATACCCATGCACATGGGCATCCATAGCAGAATGTTTATGGTGTTCTTGAGTCCACATTTCTGTAAACTGAACTGCTTTATCTCGCATGTCATATCCCTGTTCATTAAGGATATTCCAAGCAGTAGCTCCAACAAATTGTGTAAACTCTGCCATACGAGGATCTCCAAAATAGTTATCAGTCATATAGACAGGATAAATTTCGTTAAGATCAACATCTTTACGCCGAACTTCTAAATTTTCTTCTGATACTACATTAACTGTTTCAAGAAAATCTGGTCGCTCAATTAAGTAAATAGGACACGGAAAGTGATGACCAACTTGTAATTGGGTATTCAAAGCAACATCCGTGATCGATTTTTTAGTTTTATTGACAGGGTTCTTAGATGTTTTTTTAGGTAAAGTTTTTGTCATAATATATCTCGTTATTAAGTGTATATTATATATACACTTTAACGTTTAAACCACAGCTAAAGAGTTAATCTTGATTAAGTATCGATTAAATAATTTCAACCCATTGCCATGTAATAAAATTAAATCTATATTGTTTATTATCAAATGGTTTTGCTGGGGTATCTTTCCAGTTATTATCTGCACCACTCCATACTGTTAAGATACCAAGACCTAATTTATTAGGATTTTGTTCTGGGCGCACAATAGGAGGAACCATAGTACATGTAGCTTCATCTAATGTCCATGCTGACCAATTTTCACCGTATTCTTGAGCAGCAAATGCATTGCGAGTTGTTTGTTGCTTAGCTGTTTTTTCTTCAGCAGTCATTTCACGTAATGACCAAGTATCTTTCCAAACCCCGTCTACTTTAGCATAAACAGGTGTTTCAGATTCTAAAATTTGGTATACACCAGGTACAGGACGTTCTACCCTGGTAAATGGTTCCCAATGCGCTGGGATAGAACCAAATGCCTGTAGAAGATTGCTTTCAAGGGCAGGGTGATTTTTTACCTGACCGTTTTCTGTTTCGATATAAAGATTCATATTTTCTCCTAAAAATTAAGATCCGCTAACACATGTTGATGGGAATGAACGAGAAGCTCCAGGCCATACAATTCGAACTGCTCCAGATCCACCCGAGCCTCCTGTATAGGTGTTGTAGTTTGATCCACCGCCGCCGCCGCCAAAATTTCCACCAGGAGCGTTGATAGCCTGTTCAACTGAGTATCCTCCGTTTTGGCCATCGCTTCCACCTCTACCATATGTACGAACAAGCTGTTGACCGGAACAGTTATAAAAACTAGCTAATGCTTGTCCGCCACTACAGCCTTGACCGAATAAGCCTACACCACCGCCTCCAGCGCCTCGTGAACCACTAGTGGCACCACCGCCACCGGCACCGCCTGTACCTGCAGCTCCTGTATTGCGTGAACTTCGACCACCATCACCTCCAGTACCGGCATAACCACCAGCACCACCGCCTCCACCACCACAGTTACCAGGGTTTGAAACACCTGTAGCACCACCAGAACCACCGTTGCCGCCTCCAGTACCTGCGTAAGTACCTGCAGCTCCTTTAGCGGATTGTGCTGTACCAGGTTGAGTAGGAACACTACCATTACCACCTCCACCACCTTTTACAACAGATCTAGAACAAAAATAACTATCACCATTAGTATCTCCAGCGTTAGCAGCACCGACCCTGACAGTATAAAATGCACCACCAGTTATAGCTTGGTTATTTTTATAACCTAAGCCGCCACCGCCACCGCCACCGCCACCGTAACCATTACAGCAGTTAGCTAATGTGGTACCACCGCCTCGGCCACCACCACCAACGGCCACAATTGATACGGATGTTTGACCGGTAGGAGCAACCCAGGTATAACAACCTGTAGTAGAATATGTTACCTCACCCCATGTAGTATTATTTGCTGCTACACAGGTTGAGGGGAATTGACGTGAAGTACCCGGCCAGACGATACGTAAAACACCTTTACCACCGTTTCCACCTTGACCGCCTACATTATTACATCCTGTATTTGAAAAGTAGCCACCTCCACCCCCGTGATCTCCTCCCGTACTTTGATTTGCAGAGCCCGAAAGACCTCCACCACCACTAATACCACCTGAACCACCTCCACCCCCGTTATAACCAGACGCGCCAGCCCCGTTGCAACCTAAACCGTAAATACCAACACCGCCTCCTCCAGGCGCATTACCGCCAGCACCGCCGCCGGCACCTCCTGTACCTGAAGTACCCGTACCACATGATGAGACACCACCTGCTCCTGAATAACCACCTGCTCCTGAACCACCGTTAGTGCCTCCACCGCCTCCGGCACCACCGTTACCGCCGCCATCACCTGTAAATGCTCCACCGGCTCCGCCTGATGAAACGCCAGTTTTACCACCAAAACCAATAACTGTAGAAGTATTAAACGATGTATTTCCTCCGTTGATACCGTCTTGAAGACCACCCGCGCCTACTACAACTGCATAAGAGGTACCAGGAACAACAGTGAAATTGTTCTTGTAGCCTAGACCACCACCTGATCCAGGGCGACCGGCTCCTCCTCCTGCGCCTCCTCCACCAACAGCTACCACAGATACTGAGGTAACCCCTGTAGGTGCAACCCAGTTATATGAACCAGGGACTCTGTATACTGCAGCGCCAATATTCTGAGCTTCAATACTATTAGATGCCGCGCTGGCCGCGCTTGTACCAATTGCGTTGGTAGCTGTAACAGTAAATGTGTATGAAGTACCAGCTGTCAACCCGCTCACTGTGATTGTTCCTGAACCAGCCTGGCTCAATGTACCAGTAACACTACCTGGTGATGAAGTCGCTGTATAAGATGTAATCGTTGAGCCGCCGTTGCTTGCAGGAGCAGTGAATGGTACAGATGCTGTAGTACCCGATACAGTTGCAGTACCTATTGTAGGTGCACCTGGTACATTAGCCGTTGATACACTGTTTGATGCTGCACTTGAACCACCTGATCCTGCACCATTGGTTGCAGTCACTGTAAATGTATACGTAGTATTTGCTGATAAACCTGTCACACTGACTGGAGACGTTGTATTTGAAGCTGTAATTCCTCCTGGTGAAGAGGTTGCTTGGAAACTTGTAATTGCCGCGCTACCTATATTTGTAGGTGCAGTAAAAGTAACACTTGCTGTTAATACAGAAATATTAGCAGTACCAATTGTAGGTGCACCTGGGCTTGTAGGCCAGATGCCTTGTTTGGTAAGGTTAGCTGCATCTTCAAGTGTCCAGACACCCTTAGCTGATGTAGCTGTAGGTGCTGAAGGATTACTGGTGATTACTCCACCGGGATATTTTTTACTCATAACTTACGCCTTAACTGGCCATTCAATAACCCATGGGAATAACGGTTGTGAAGGTACATCACGTAGGGCTTGACGGTATGTTGTCCAAGATGCAGATACACTGTCAGCAATATCTTTGGCTTGAGTCCAATCAGTCTTGGCTAATAATTCATCTCGAGTTTGACGAACTCTGACTGCTTGCTCAGCATCTTTTCTAGCTTTATAAGCAACCATTTGTTGGGCAGCTGTACCTTCATCATTGTCTGTAAAAACCGGGCCAATTGAGTATTTTGTATACCACTTACCATGAACTTCTTCTACACCGGTATAATAACTATATTCGTATGGAGGAGTCGGTGTACCCTGGGGACCTTAAAATACAACATCAGCACCATTAGCATTTAGCCACACTTCAGTCAACATATCTGGTAGTTGTAAATTAGAATATGTTCGACGAAATTCATCGACATACATTGCCTGTCCAGTTTCTCTAATTCTTATTTGCATTTTTTATTCCTTAAGCTATCGCTAAAAATATGTATGTTCCGCCAGATGCATTGATAGCAGCTGGGGCAGTTGAACTTAACTCAAAGCCTGTTGCGGCTGCGTCAATGTAATCGGTATTGGTTACTTCAGCGGCTGTGCTGTTGAGCAGCAGGTAGGGGTCATTACCAGCAATAATTCCTCTGGTGGTATCCCAGACGTACCAGTCACCCGTTGAGTCTGCGCGCTTAATGAGAACAAACCTCGCCCCTGCTGTAAAGCCACAGTTGATGGTCTGGGTTGTGCCGTTGCCTGTGTAGCTACCTACTTTGGATACGCCAGCGCAGGTTGCAAATAGGTACATTACATATCTAGCACCGCTTTGATTAATAGACGCAACATTTCCATCAACGTTAACAATTGTGCTAGTAAATGCACTACCAAAAAAAGAAGCATTACTTGCAACTGCGGCACTGTCATTTAATACAAGATATTTGCCTGTACCTAAAATACCTGTAGCTCCAACAATCCAGCTTTGACTTGCCCCTGTTCTATTTTTAATAATTACTAATTCAGGGACGACACCAAGATTATGCGACAGGTCTTGATAAGAGTTTGCCCCTGCATAGGCGACTACGTCCATAAACGATGGCGCGCGAGCAAAACTATAGCTTACTAAATTACCTGAGCCACCCCAAGAACTGGCAATTGAAAACCCTGTTTGCTTATCCCAAGACCAACCTGACCCAATACTTCCCCCACTTGATTCGCTAGAGTCAGAATACGCAAGCATTCCCCTTTGAGTAAGAGCGCTAGCAAGTAATCCAATATTGGTAGTTTTTCTTTGAGCAAGAAGTGCTTCACCTTTAAAATCGGAGGTTATCGTTAAGGGGAACGAAGCACTTGAATCGGCAACAGCAAACACCTTAGTCGCATCTGTAGGCACTTTCATCGGACCACGGCGTATGGCTACGTACAGGAATGTGCTACCTGAATCATTAGGATATCCCACTCCTGACACAGCAAAACCAGTTGCTGTTGGCGATGGACCGTAGTTATTAGTTGCTTCATAGTCAGTAGTATGTGGGTTAAGTTCATTATATAAACTTGAACCATCGCTTTCTCGCCATGCTCCTCGATACATATCTGCAATAGCCCATTTACCAACTTGATTTATTGTCTTAATCATCACCCATTGCGGCTCAAAGCCAAGCGTTACCTGATTTGGCGTGGTTGTCCCGCCAGTACCTGAATAAGTCCCACAGCTAACCACACTATCTGTACCAGACAGGCCAAAGCCTCCTGCGTTGTGGGCGAATAAGTAGGCTACATAGGTACGACCAGCCACGTTAGCGTTATCGCCAACTGTAAAAACTGTGCTTGTTGGGGCGACACCGCCAGAATTACCCCAGTTTTGACCACTAGTAGCTGCAGCTGTACTGTTTAAAACAATATACGAATTTGTAGCTGCCAAAGAGCGATGGTAAACAAACCAATCTTGTACATTGCTAGTGCATTTAACTATTAAACAGCCGGGTATTGACCCAAGGCTATGAGAGATTTGTCGGCTTAACGCATCATTTCCCGTATAAGTCACAATATCAAAGAACTTGGCTTGCTTGCGGAATGTCCACGATACGTGCTGTTTTGTTGATGCGTTTAATTCTCCATCAGTACCAATTGAAAAACCTGATGTAGTGAAAGCACTAACTCGCCCTGCATCATTTACTTCGGCGTCAGTACCACTAGTTCTTAATGCTTTGGTTGCTCCTCTTGCACTATCAACCAATACATGAGGTTCAGCAGTGCTGCTTCTCTTTTTAATCCAAACCAACCCACCATTAGTAGATAAATCAATATTATTTGTAATAGTCTGTGCTGAACCTGTACCAGTATAAAGATACGTGCTGAATACATCTTCTATATAATCAGCAGGGGTTACACTGTTAGAGGCAGCACTCGAAGGACCTGTACCCGATGCATTAATGGCTCTTACTGTGAATGTATAAGCTGTACCAACAGTTAAACCAGAAACAGTAACTGGAGATGAAGCACCTGTACCAGTTAACCCTCCAGGACTTGAGGTAACGATATACCCTGTTATAGTTGCAGGAAAGCCCGATGAGCTAGGAGCTGTGAAGGTAACAGATGCTGTAGTTCCAGATACTGTTGCAGTACCTATTGTAGGTGCACCTGGAAATGTAGGCCATGTGCTTGCGCCTTTTGCTTGATATTGCTGGCTAGCTGTCCAAAGTCCTGAAAAATTAGGCATTATAAATCCCCTGTATTAGTTGATGGGAATGAGCGTGTGTTACCTGGCCAAATAATTCGGACTGCACCTCCTGCACCTGGAGAATCTGCAGCACCTGTTCCGCCGCCGTATGCGCCACCTGCTGATGTAGAGGTACCACCAACACCACCAGAACCACCACCTCCTCGGGTTCTTACCCCACCGGCTGCTCCATTGGATCCTGCTCCGAGAATACCTACACCACCGCCACCCCCGGCATTACCTGCACAGCCGTTATTACCGCCTCCGCCTCCTGCACCTCCTGAACCTGCTGTAGCAGCGCTGCCCCCAGCACAAGGAAATGCCCCATTACCACCATTACCAGAATAACCTCCGGCGCCACCACCACCAGCGTACCCTCCATTGCTATAACCACCGGTACCGCCATTACCACCACCATCCCCAGTACCACCGCTACCACCTGATGTAGGGGTACCACTAGCAGAACCACCAGAAGAACCACCACCATAAGCAACAACTGTTGTGGTGTTAAATGTAGACACACCACCGTTAACTGTAGGGCTTGCTGTACCACCAGCGCCAACCACTACCGCGTATGTATTACCAGGTACCACTGTAATATTGTTTTTATAACGTAACTCTCCACCAGCACCACCTCTACCGTAACCAGCACCACCTGCGCCTACAGCAACAACTGATACTGAAGTAACTCCGGTAGGAGCAACCCAAGAATAAGAACCAGAAGTTGTGTATGCTTGTTGCCCGCTAATTGAAGCAGTAGCGCTATTAGAAGCTAAACTTGAAGGACCTGGGCCATATGCGTTGGAAGCTTCAGCCTTAAATGTATAAGAAGACCCTGTAGTAAGACCACTTACCACCAGAGTATTAGAGGCACCTATTTTTGTAAACGCACCACAGCTGGAATAAACTTTATAAGAAGATATAGCCCCACCACCCACACAAGCAGGCGCGGTGAATGTTACAGATACACAACTATTTCCGCCTGCTGTAGCAGTACCAATTGTAGGTGCATTTGGTACTTTCAGGGCGTTATAACCCGGTAGTTTAATACCAGCTTGATAGCGGTTTGACATTACTATCCTAAATTAACTAATTACTTCATATGATAAGAAGATCTGTACTGCAGATGCTGTAGTAGAAACCGCCTTAATACTGGTATCTTCTTCCATGTAAAAGCCTGTAGACTTATCGGTTACGATAAGTGAGGCACCAGAAGGGATAGAGACTTGAGATACTAAGAAGGTTGCTGTACCGGTACCGGCTGCCGCTCTATTGTATTCTACGTTAGCAGTAGCGGCAGAGTTGCTGTAATTTGCAAGAACAATATTATTGATCTTGATACAGTTCCCGGAACTTGCAGCATTAACAAGCACAAGAGCGTTAGAGGTTGTTAAGGTATTACCAAAGCTTTTTGCCTGGATACTACTAACGTTGACAATATTAGGTATGGCCATTTAAATTTCCTTAATTAATTTATTATTTATCCACCGAATACTAGTGACATAGCAATCGATTTACCGGTTGATGCACCGCCTAGGGCGTTGAGGGCAGCAGTAGCGGATGTTTGACCGGTCCCGCCATTTGCAATTGGTAAGGCTCCTGTGACGCCTGTCGTCAGAGGTAGCCCAGTAGCGTTAGTAAGCACACCAGAAGCAGGGGTACCTAATGCTGGAGTAACTAATGCTGGAGCAACTAATGTTTTATTGGATAATGTAGTAGTACTTGTCGCTGTAACAATATTTGTTGGTGTAATAATCGATGATAGTGTTGTCATTTATTTTTTATCCTCCTAGGACCAGAGAGACTGCTATAGCTTTACCTAAAGTAGCAACACCAGTTAAGTTAGAACCAGATCCAGAAAACGATGCTGCTGAAATTACTCCAGAAGCCGTAACATTACCGGTAATAGTACCAGAAGCAGCAATATTGGCTACGTTGGTAATATTACGCGTATCATCAATTACTGTTGTGTTATTTATTTTTATTGGCATATACTTATTTATACTTTCTTAACCACCGAAAACAATGGCCATAGCAATAGATTTACCTGTTGTAACACCTGGTGTGACAGCTACGTTAGAGGCAGAAGTTATTCTACCTTGTGCATCTACAGTGAGTGACGGAATAAAGGAAGCATTACCATATGTAGCTGCAGTTACACCAGTAGGTTGTATCTGGGAAGCAATAATATTACCGGTAATTTGTATATTAGAAACACTTGCAATTTGACCACTAGTAATAAGACCGGTGATTTGCGTATTGGCAACACTAGCAATTTGTCCGCTTGTAATAAGACCAGTAATCTGCGTATTGGCGACACTAGCAATTTGTCCGCTCGTAAATAGTCCTGTAATTTGTGTATTTGATACACTAGCAATCTGTGCACTGGTAATGAGACCAGTTATATTTGAGTTTGCTACTTGAGCGGTAACATTAGAGGCGCTAGTTATTCTACCATATGCATCTACTGTAAATACACCCTCAACTGTAGCACCACCATATGTACCAGCAGCAACACCTGAAGTAGCTAATCTTGAAACACTTAATGTACCGGATAAAATATTAGTTGCGTTAGAGGCATATGTTACTGAAGCTAATTCAGATCCCCCGGCTGTCGACCCATCGTGTACTCTGATAGTACTGTTACTGGTATTGACCGATAGCTCACCAGCAGCTCCTGTAAAGCTATTGTTTTGAGCTGTTGTCCCGCGTCTAAATTGTACTTGTGTAGGCATTTATTTTTCCGTATATTATAACACTGCCAAATCTGCTGTAGTAATACTACCCCTGGGTTCCATACAGTCATAGGCTGTAGACAGGGCAACATTAAATGCATCAGTAGAGCTGGTGAGCAAATCCCCATAATCGGTATTCACAGAACTACCAGGAAAAGCAGATACCGTACTGTTTGTAAAACCTATAGCGCTGGCACCAGCAGCAGTTGTCTGTGTAGAACCATCGGAGAATTGTACCCCTCCGCTGGTTGAAATTATAACGTTACCAGTAACCACATTACCAGTAACAGTAACATTACTTAATGTAGAATTTATGACTGCTGCAGTTGCCCGCGCATTAGAAAAATATAAATTGCTTCCTTCTGGAACAACACTGGTACTTAATGTAGCAGATGTTACATTCCACGCGTTTCCATTATAAGTCCAGGTCTTACCACTGAACGTATAGGTTGCATTAGCACTCGGCGCTGAAGGGAAATTTAAAGCCATATTCTTTCAAAAAAATCAGGGAGGATTTTATTCACTCCCTGATATATTTATAACGTATTAAGGATGTGTCTTTTTGTATGCTTCGAATTCAGCTTTCAATTCTTTAATGGCTTCAACCAGAACACCTACCACGTTATTGTATCTGATACCTAAGTATCCATTATCATCAGCAGAAACAATCTCAGGCAATACTGCTTGAACTTCTTGAGCAATTAAACCAATTGCTTTACCATTTCCTTCTTTCCAGTCAAAGGTAACACCGCGAAGTGCATTAACAGTATCTAGTGCAGATGTTACAGTCTTAATGTTTTTCTTCAATCTCTTATCAGAAGACGAATTCAAGTCAGTTGCAGTCAATTGACCTGTAGAAGGGTTAAATGTTAACTTAGAAGATGATACTTGTTCTGTAACTGCTCCAGATGTACCATTTGCAAACATAATATATCTGGTTGCATTAGTTGATGTATCATCTGTAACAGTAATAAAGTTAGCAATGTTAGCTGTTAAGTTGTTAGCTGTTCCAGAAGCATTAGTCAGAACAATTGCGCTCGGTGTACCGAGATCTTGACCGGATACAGCAGAGGCAATCATTGCATTAGATATTGCTCCAGATGAACCTGCAACAGTGGTTACTTTAGCAGCAGTATAGGTCGTAGCAATTGACGAACCTTGCCATGTACCAGAACTAATCGTTCCAACAGAGGTTAAGTTTGATGCAAGTACGTTAGGACCTAATCCTGTAGCGCTAATAACTGGGGTATTATTAATCTCATAAACCTTACCGGAAGCAAGATCAAAGTCAGTACTAGATGTCCAAGATGTATTAGCATGTACATAGTTAAATGTAGCACCTGCGCCATCGACAGTGATACCGGCACCATCGGCAGCTGCGCTATTAGCAGCACCTTTGGCAATTAAAATATTCTTATCGGTAATTTCTGTATTAGTTGTTTGAATAGCTGTTAGGGTACCAGTAACAGTCAGGTTGGCCAAACTTACAGTCTGACCAGTCAATGAAGAAGCAATCATGGCATTAGAAATTGCACCAGTTGAACCACCAACTGACTCTACCAATGAACTAACAATGGTACCAGTTGCCTGTTCAACCCACTGTGAACTTGTACCATCGTTGAAGTACAAATATGTTTTACCATCATCTGCATCAATCCATTGATCACCAATGTTAGGAGAGCCAGGAGCACTTGCAGATACAGTAACGTTAGCAATATTGGCAAAATCAAATACACCAGTACTGCTATTATATTGACCTTTACTGCCATTAATAGATAGAGCAGCTCTTGCATTAGTATCAGTATACTGAGTGATCGTAGAAGAAATTACTCCTGTACCGCTATCATAACCGATACCAGTACCAGCACTTACAGAACCACGGGCTCTTGCCTGGGTAAAGTACTGATTAGTACCCTCAGCAACGTTAGAAGTAGTCAGTACACCGGAAGATGTAATTGCAGAAGCTAACTGTGCATTAGATACAGCACCGGTTGCCCCGCCAACGGAAGATACACCAGAAGTAATAGCAACGTTAGAAGCAGAAGTAATTCTACCATATACGTCAACTGTAATAACTGGAATGTTTAATGTACTACCATATGTGGTAGCAGTAACACCAGATTGTGCATTAGCAGCAAGCAAGGTAGTTTGATTTGCACCTAAACCACTAACCCCTGTGCTTATTGGCAATCCAGTTGCATTGGTAAGAGTAGCTGATGAAGGCGTTCCGAGTGCTGGGGTTACCAAGGTTGGGCTAGTTGCAAATACTAACGCACCTGAGCCTGTTTCATCTGTAACAGCAGCTGCAAGATTAGAACTCGATGGAGTTGCCAAGAACGTTGCAACGTTTGCACCAAGACCGCTGACACCAGTACTGATTGGTAAACCAGTTGCATTAGTCAATACACCGGCTGAAGGTGTACCAATGTTAGGTGTTACCAATACTGGGTTATTACTTAGTACAACATTACCAGAACCGGTCTCATCAGTTACCACAAATGCAAAGTTAGCGCTTGTTGGAGTAGCCAAGAACGTTGCAACGTTTGCACCAAGACCGCTGACACCAGAACTAATAGGTAACCCAGTTGCGTTGGTTAGTGTAGCATAACTTGGTGTACCAATATTTGGTGTTGTAAGGACGGGGCTAGTAGCAAATACTAGCGAACCTGAACCGGTTTCATCAGAGATTAGAGTAGCAAGTTCGGCAGATGTTGTTGAAGCAAATTGTGATAGACCGTTAGCAGTTTCAGCAAGCCCTGTAACAGCGCCAGTTCTACCATTAACCGCTGTAACCTTAGCGGCCGTATAAGCAGTACCGATTTCTGTACCATTCCATACACCAGTAGTAATAGTTCCAACTGATGTAAGGTTAGAATTAACAACGGTTGGGCCAAGGCCAGTTCTGCTTAAAACTTGTCCGTTATTTGCTTTAATTACTTTATTAATAGCTAGATCTATATCCTGGCTAGAAGTAAATGATGTTGTGGCATGTACGTAGTTAAAGGTTGCATTAGCGCCTTCAATTGTGATACCGGCACCATCGGCGGCCAGGCTATTAGCAGCTCCTTTGGCAATTGTAATATTCTTATCTGCAACTTCAAGCGTTGTAGAAGACACAGTTGTTGTAGTACCTTGAACAAACAAATTACCAGCAATAACCATATTATTTAATATGTTAGTATTACCAGTAGCAGCACCAATGTTAACTGTAGTACCTGCTCCAGCAAAATTAACTGTAGTAGCATTGGTATTGATTATGTCAAAAGAACCGCTAGGTGTAGTTATTGATGTGTTAAATGTAGGGCTTTGATTAAATACTAAAAACCCGGTACCAGTTTCATCAGTAATTAATGCGCGTAAATTAGCACTTGTTGGTGTTTGACCTAAGAATGTAGCAACGTTAGCTCCTAAACCGCTGATACCAGTACTAACTGGTAATCCAGTTGCATTAGTTAATGTGACAGCAGATGGTGTTCCAAGGTTAGGAGTAACCATAACCGGTGAATTAGAGAACAGAATATTACCTGTTCCTGTTTCATCAGTTACTGCAGATGCAAGGTTAGCAGATGAGGGTGTTGCCAAGAATGTGGCAATGCCAGATCCTAAACCGCTAACACCTGTACTAATTGGCAAACCAGTTGCTGATGTCAATACAGCATATGAAGGTGTACCAATATTAGGCGTTAACAGAACCGGGCTTGATGAGAATACTAAAGAACCTGAACCTGTTTCATCGGTAATAGCAGATGCAAGATTTGCACTTGATGGGGTAGCTAAGAACGTTGCCACTCCAGTTCCTAAACCGCTGACGCCAGTACTAATTGGTAAACCAGTTACATTGGTCATTACCCCGGAAGCCGGTGTTCCAAGTGCTGGAGTTACCAATGTTGGTGAAGTAGCAAATACTAATGCACCAGATCCGGTTTCATCAGAAATAACACCAGCTAATTCAGCTGAAGTGGTAGCAGCAAATTGTGATAAGTTACCAGTAGTAGTGGCAATTGATGTAATTGCACCTGTTGAACCATTTACAGATGTAACACCAGCATTGGTAATAGTAGGTGTTGCACCTTCATTACCCAGACCGGAAATTGTAATACCAGTACCAGCAACCAAGTTACCGACATATGCACCAGTAGTATCTCTACCAAGTTCTACAGAATTAGGTTGAATACTTGCAGAGAAAGAACCACCATCGGCAGTACCAATTGTAAATGTATTACCAGAAGCACTGAACGTTGATACTCCGGCTACGTTAACGTTAGCGGCAGATGTAATTCGACCATAAGTATCAACTGTAAATACTGGTACCTTAGATGCACCACCGTATGTGTTAGCAGTAACACCAGAAACGCTTAATGCAACATTACCAGTTGCAGAACTGTATGTAATTGGACCACCGAAAGCGGCATCAATCGATGCTCTTGCTCTTGCAGTGGTGAAGTAAAGATTTGCGCCTTCTGCAACATTACCTGTTGTCAGAACGCCGGAGCTTGTAATACCAGATGCCAATTGTGCATTGGATACAGCACCTGTTGCACCACCAACCGATGTAACACCACCGGTAATTGTAATAACTCCGGTAGAATTATCATAAGAACCAGCACCTGCAACTGAAATCGCAGCTCTAGATCTTGCATTAGTAAAATAAAGGTTGGTACCTTCAGTTACTGTAGTTGTGGATAATGTTGTGGATTGTAGAGCCCAAGCAGAACCATTATACACCCATGTTTTTCCACCAAAGGAATAGGTATCATTAAGTGCTGGGCTTGATGGAAAATTTAAAGTTGGTCCTGACATTTTATTCCTTATTGGTTGGAAATTATCGTTATTCGTTTATTTATAGTAACAGAGACCGTTAAATCTCTATCCATTGATGACTTGTACCATCGTTTACAAAAAGATATGCTATTGCATTGCCAGCCTCAATCCACTTATCTCCAATATAAGGGTCAGCGGGAGCAGACAAAGATACGGTTACATTGGCAGCGTTTATCGATATTATACCGGTTGCGCTGTCATATGAACCTTTGCCGTTTACATTACCAGTTGCAATAGAGATTGAAGCTCGTGATCTCGCATTGGTAAAGTATAAATTGGTTAATTCAATTATATTAGCTGTTGTGAGTAGCCCTGAGGAGGTAATACCTGCAGCCAACTGTATGTTAGATACATTACCTGTAACTCCGGCTACTGTATAGTTTAAATCAACGTTTGCTGCTGCATACGCAAGGGTTGCAATTGTGGTTGCTGTATTAGCTTGATTATACGCAGATAAAGTATACGAAGCTAGTGAAAGAGGATAACCTCCAACAGTAGCGCCGTCATGAACTACGGCTACCTTTTTATCTAAATCGACAGTAATCTCACCGGATGCTCCTGTGAACAAACTGTGTGAGTAAGTATTACCGCGTCTAAATTGTGTTTGAATAGCCATTAAATAGAGCCGTAGTCTATTGGGGAAATAGCAGTTGAAATTGTAGCGTCATAAATGAAGCCGTAATCAAATTCAAAATTGTTATTATTACCCGATGCAGTAGAAGAAATAACTCCGTCTGCAATTGTTATATTTGTGCCGGCGGTAAAGGCCGCTCTTGCCCTAGCATTATTAAAATATAAGTTTGAACCTTCAATAACATTACTTGTAGTTCCTGCTCCAATAACTACAACATTACCATTACCGTCTTTAGAATAGATGATCTTATCGGTAAGGTTAACTACCGGTTCACCAACCAAAACATTAGCCGCAACTGGTACCGAACCAGCAGTAAATGACCGTTTAAGTTGAATATCTGTAGTTGGTCCGGCTGCCATTTTTATTCTTTATGACAACTCATCTACAAGACGTTGGAGTCTTCTAACTTCTTGTAACAAAGTTTCGTTTTGATCTTTAATAAATTTTGTGCTGTTGTTAATACTAGCTTCCACATTTGCAACTTGATTTTTAAGAGTCGTATTTTCTTGTAAAGCAGCGTTAAGTTTATTTTCCATATCTAGGTAATTATTTTTAATAATTTCTAAATCAGATGTACTTAAAGTTTGAGCAGGTAACTCTTCAACTTGCTTTTTATATCTATCTCTCTCATCATTAGCCATCTGCAATTGAGACTCAAGTACAATGATCTGAGCCTGAAAGGAATTTAATTTTTGATTTGTCTTATCAATAATTACATTAAAAAATTTACTCTGGTCTTCCATAT